GGATCTAAATGTGCATTGGCAGTAGCAACGGCTGTTGTCGGCATGGCAATGATTCGCATGTGGAATGCTAAGAGAGTACAAGACTTGCAAACAAACAGTGCCCGTGATTCAGAACCCGGTTGGTTCGGTTGGATTATTGGGTCGAAGAAAGCAACATATGTGAGTGATGAGCGTGTTCAACGTGCTGCAACTTTGGAAGTGCGAAATACTATTTCTCGAAATCTGTGTTGGATGGATATCGAGAGAGAAGATGGAACAAAAACAAGATGCAATGCGTTTTTTCCGCGAACTTCAGTAATATGGATTCCGAAACATGTTTTCTATCCAAGTTCTGATTTCACCAAGAAGCCTTCCCGTGTACTTACACTTGACGTTCAAAAGAACAATTCTCCTGGATCAAAATTCAGGTTACGCGTTTCTTTTAACCAATGTGTGAGTGTGGGAAATCTTGATATGGTGGCAGCTTATGTTCCGAACGCTCCAGATTTCAAAGATGTTTCACATGTTCTTCCTAAGAACATACCCAGTGGTACTTGTGCTGCAAAAATGGTGGTGCGTGATATTTCTTTGACTTTGAACACTACATCAGTGTTGGCCAAGAGTGGTCGATTGTCTCATTGTGGGTTCACTTATGCAGGTTTTTCATATAATACAGAACTTGCCAAAGTAGGAGCTTGCATGGGCGTTGTGATTGCTGATCAGACTTCTCCTGTCATATTGGGTTTCCATATAGCAGGAAGGGAACGTGACAATTATGGTGTTTCTCAAACAGTTACATATGACGATTTTAGAAAGTCATGTTTTGATTTAGAGAACCATTATGGAGTCATTTTGTCAGCAAAAGCAGGTGACATACCTGAATCACAATACGGAAAACCACTGTTGGTATCGAAGGATGTACACCCTATGTGTAAGTTGGCTACAGCTGATGCAGACACATGTGTAAATATATTGGGTGCGACGTCATTGAGATCAACGCAAAAGAGCAGAGTCGTGGAAAGTGAACTTTCACCACACGTAGCTGAAGTAACAGGTGTACAGAACAAATGGGGTCCACCTAGAATGGCACCTAATTGGGCAGCGTACAATAAAACTTTGGAACATGTTGTGAATCCTGCAGATCCTTTTGATCCTGATTTGGTTACAAAAGCTATGAAAGACTGGGTTGGACCCGTCAAAGAAGCTTTGCAAAAATGGATTAAGGAGGAAGAAGTGCGACCTTTGACCTTGGAAGAAAGTATTATTGGCATAGACGGAAAACGTTTTATTGATGCCATACCTATGAATACTAGTATGGGGTTTCCCATCTTCCAAGCTAAACACAAGTGGTTTGATGAAATTCGCGATAATGGGGTGTTGGTGACGCGAAAACCGCACCCCTCTGTCATTCTAGAAATGGAAAGACAAAAGCAATGCTGGAAGGAAGGTGTTCGTGCCTATCCTGTAACAGCAGCAACGCTTAAAGATGAACCAACTCCTGTAGATTCAGAAAAAGTTCGAGTATTTCAGGGTGGTAGTGTAGCATTCGGAATTTGGTTGAGAATTTATTTTCTGCCAATATTGCGTTTTATGCACCACAACCCTACTTTGACTGAATCCGCTGTAGGAGTAAATGCGATGGGTCCTGAGTGGCAAATTTTGATGCAACACGCTGAAAAATATGCTACAGATGGAAAAATGATTGCATGGGATTACAGTAAATATGATGTGAGAATGAATTCTCAGATCACGCGGGCTGTGATGTATTTGTTCATCGAATTAGCTAAAAGCGTACCAGGTTACACGTCAGAAGACATTGAAATGATG